AAACTTTACAGTTTCTGTGGAAGGCTGCACTGGTACACCTCTTAATATTGATGATAAGAACGTTAAGCTTTCTCTTGGATAATCTCTTTGTCTTACAAAATCTTCGTATGCTAGGTCTAATCCTGCCTGCTCTCTTGCCTGTTGATCTTTACCTATCTTCTCTAGAAGCTCTGCTGCCTGCACATCGCCTTTTCTTGCTAAGTCACCAAGCTGTGCCAACTGAGCAGACTGAGATGTTAAGCTTTCTCCAGCAGTTATTCCTAAGCGTTCTGCTGACTCTCTAGCCGCTCTATCTCTTTCAAACTGTTGCTGTGCATTCTCAAATGCCTTTTGCTGACCTGTTGCTTGTATTTCACCTAATCTTCTCTGTAGCTCTTCTCCAGCTAAAGCTTGTTGAACTGCTTGCCTACTGCCTCCAAAAGCCCCTGCTTTTACAGCTTGTGCATCTCTTCCTGCTTGCGCTCTATCAAAATCTAACAAAGCTTGAGCCTTTTGAACATCTACTACATTCTGCATATAAGGAGACATATATTGCTGTGCAGCCGCACTATCAAATTGGCCTGCTTGATACCCTAATCCTTGCAAAGCCCTACCCATACCAGCTTGAACTCCAGACTGAGCAGTATCCAACCCAGCTATTCCAGAACCAGCTATATCCCTAACTTTACCTCTTGAGGATAATAAATCTCCTGACTCATCAGCAAGTCTTTTTCCTTCATATGGCGTATACTCTCTTTTGGACTCAGACTCAGCCCTTTTCATCATATCTATTGCATAAGGCTCAAAGTACTTAGGAAGATTACTTTGAACTACGGTTTGTTCTGTTGGTTGTGGTGCAGACCTACCTTTACCCATCGTTTAACTCCATTCTATAAGCGATATATTCTGGTTCCCATTTATATTTCTTTAACACTTTAGACCATGCCTTTCTGCCGTATCCCTCAAGATGCTCGCATCCACAGTCTTTAGCAAAACTATTAATCTTTTCTAATACTAAAGGCAACCAATCATTCATTCTCTTACCGCCAACCCAATCTAATGCCATAGCTTTTTTACTTGGATATTCTATTATTCTAGTTGTTATTGCGGCTATCACCTTATCATCACCTTTATCATCTATTACCAACCAAAGACTATACAAACCTTTAGTTAAATCATGGTATATATCATCAATATGATATTTACCTTTGCTAGTTTGTATTGCTTTATTCAATAATCCACTAGCATCTGCCCAGACAATGTCTAATGCATCTTTTGGCACAGCTGTGCAAATCATGCAGGCAACATCATTTCATCTGGTATATCTGGTGGTTGAGTCTTTCCACCTGTTCTCAACTCCCTAACTCTATCCATCATATCTTCTAATTTATCTGCCCCAGCATCAGAAGAGCCATTGCCTAAACCACTAACAACATCTGCTGGAACCACAAACTCACCATCACTTAGTAAAACATCTTGATCAGAATCAGTCATAGAAGCTGGTATCATGTCATCCATACCATCACCCATTCCCTTAACCATTCCATCTGCCTTACCTGTGTTTTCATCAAATTTTCCAGACTGAACTTTTTCTACTAAATCTCTTAATGCATCTTCACCAAACTTAGCTAAGAATTGACCTAATATCATCTCTGCATTTTCAGACTCGCCTTTTATAGCATCTACTGCCGCATTAATTAATTCTTTGTCATTCATCTCGCCTTCAGGCATCATGGAGTCACCTAAATTAACTAATCCACCTTCTTGAAAGTTTGGAAGAAATCCATAATCAAACTCAGCATCTTTACCGGGTATATAGTCCCCCATTGGAGTATTTATTTTGCCACTTATAGGCGCTCCTCTAGGAGCTACAAAATCATCTTCTTCTTTTTTCATTGGTGGAGGAGGAGCAAAAGAGGCTCCTAATCCCGCTCCTATTGCACCGGGTGACGATAATTGACTTGTAAATGATGGGGCAGAAGAAACATCAAAATTAGGAATAAATGAATCAGGCCCTGCTGTTGACATTGATGAAGAAAGATTTGGTCCAGTAGAAAGATTTGATAAACCATCAAGTCCTTGACCCATAGGGCTGTTTATAACATTACCACCTACTAAAGCACTAGGATCGCCTCCCATGACATTAGATGTTCCTGTCGCAGTAGTTCCTAATTTACTTCCTATTGCCCCTCCTATGCCGCCCAATAAACCAGCTTGAAGGGCATCTTCTGTTGTGCCACCTTGTAATAAAGAACCAATTCCACTCCCTATCGCACTTGCAATAAAAGGAGATGCGGCAAGTGTTGTGCCAAGCAATCCTGCTGATGCTAATGAAGAACCTGCTAATCCTAATATTGCTGGTAACATTTTATGCTCCTACTGCTTTCATTCTTTGAACTAATCTCTCTGCTCTGTTGGTTACTTGATTGTACCATCTACTGGATTTCATCTCTTGACTTGCACCAGACCAATTCTTTTCTTTTACATTTTCTCTTAGTTTACGAAATTTACTGGTTCTTGTATACCCCATATTAAACATCATATTGCATAAAATATGTTGAGCTTCTTCTGGCAGGTCATCAAACTCTTCTATCCATTTTCTGCAATCATCCATACAAAGATTAATATCTTGTTCAAAAAGTTCGTTTACACGCTCTTCATCTATCTTAGTGCCAACCTCTAAACCATGTTCAGGATCTTCTGGCTTAATTAGGTGGCCTATACCTAGCGTAGGCAGAGAAAGGTGGTCAAGGTATATTTCATATTTAACACCTTCATCAGCCGTTATTTCCTCTCTTAAAACATCTATATTCATACTTTTTTCCTTTTAGCTTGTTTAAAGTTTCTTGCAGTAGGAGCTCCTTTTGAGCCTTTCTTACGCATCTTCTCACCACTGCCTGCCTTTATTCTTTTTCTTTTAGCATGTATGTTTCTATATAAACTCATTTTGTTAAACCCTTTTGCTTTTCATATGTCCTGAGTCCTCCGATTCCTAACATGCCGCCAAGGACCGTAAGAAGTGTGCCCATGTCAAATTCAGGCAATACAGGCAAGTCTACACCAGCAATTGCACAACCAAATATAATTAAATCTTTTAAAATAAAGTGATATAGAAAAGCAATCGCGCATGTCCAGCCCACTGCTGGCCTCCAGCCGCCCTTAAATAGTGAGCCACTAGCGGCTTCTGCTTTATTTACCTCTATCTGAGCCATAGCCAATTGTTGGGCGTGTTTCTCAGCCATTGTACTTAACTCAAAGGCGATCTTGTTCTTAGTGTCTTTGTCTTCTATAAACTTGCCTAATAGCTTTGTAGCCGGGCCTATAAGCGCTTGTATCATTACCACAACCTCATTTGTTTATTTACATTTACTAATTTACAATAGCAATCATATTTTTGTGTTTCTTCACCAATTTTAACTGTCTGATTAGCTAATCTATCTTTAAAATAAGTACAATTATTTACATTTGACATATGCATTTGACCTGCTGGATTACCTGCTAAATAACATAATAACACAAAAGCTGGTTTCATGTTACCACCTTTACTGTTCCGCTGTCATTATATAAAGCTCCTGTTTCTAATCCTGATGCAGATGTAGGTAAATCTGTTAAAGTAATTTTTGTGCCTCTCAACTCACCGGGATTTCTTTCTTGTGTTATAAATGCCTGCAATGACCTAACTAAATCTTCCATGTACCTTCTATCTATTTGTGCTGGAGGTTCTGGTAATCTTGGTGGTGGTGTATTAACTGAAGCCATTATCTCTTTCCATCTTCTCTTATATCTATTCTAGGTGTTCCCAACTTAAATTTACAACCTAATGCGTTAGATGCAAGTTTAATTGCAAAAGACCTGCCTCTAATTCTATAATCTAATTTTTCTGTATACTGCTCAACTGGACTAGTTGCTGTTCTAGATGTTGTCGCATCTCCAGTTTGTAAAAAATCAGAACCCGGGAAATCTCTTGCTTTTACAGTAAATGTAGCATTTGGAGAACTTCCTGTTACAGATCCAGTAAAGGTTAAATCTGGTATAACTCTTCTTATAGATAAAAACTTATCTCCATCTCCTATATCCATTACAGAAGATTCTACAAATGAAGACATTGCACTTGTATCATCGTCAAACCCAGATTCATGATTAAATAGATGAGGGCTACCAACTGCAATAGGAAATGTTCTAACACCTCTATCTATCCATGCAGTTCTAGTTAATGTCCCGTAATACCACACCTGCTCAACATAGTTCCAAATTACATATCTATTATTTTCAGAAGAGTCAGCAGAAGGATAAAACCACCAAACTTCACCAAACTCTGAATTAATTCCAGCAACTACTTTATCTCTTTCTTCTAAGTTAAAATCTAAAAATACTTTATCTTTTACTGTGCAAGGCAGTTGTTGAGTTTGCCCAGCATGTGTATAAAAGTTATCTATTCCCATCCAATACACAACATCTTCAGTTGCTATGGCTGATGCTGGTGACATTATTGTAATATTAGATGCAAGCTGTGATATGCCAAATGTAAAGGGAGGACCTATAAACTGCATTGAATGTAAAGATTTATCTGTATAAATTAATATCTCTCTTTTAGTCTCAACAGCTTGTACAAATGTTGAGCCTGCACCTAATCTTAAATCTCCTGCTGTGTTTGTTGTACTTGGAAACCAGTCTACTGGATTCTCTTGACTACTAAATCTTATAAGTAATGGGTCTTGAATACCATTACCTTGAGCCGCAGTACTACTAGAATTAATAGCATCACAACCAAAAGCTATAACATGACGATCTATATCTGAAACTAATATCTGTTTAGCAATTGTAGGAACACTTTTTTCTCCACTAAATAAAGAAGTAGCGCTTAATTCTACAGCTCGTGCAGTTGTTCCATCTGTTTTGTCCCAATAAAATATACCACTGTCTCTAGGGTTAATTAATAAATCTTCTCCAAAGTTATCGTGCGACCAAGTTCTAATTTGCGCACCCGGAACTGTAACACTAGCTGAATCACCCCATCCAACAAAATCATCAGAAGCTGATTCATTTCCCACTATTAAGAATACGGTTGTTCCATCTGCATGAGTTGCCGCTGTTGTTCCTTTTTGCGCTCTTGTAACTGTGAGATCATTTGTTGATACGTTAGTAACTTTTAGTATTTCTTCTTCTATTAAAATAAAATCATTAGCTACTATTTGATGACCCGGGTTTGAACTTGTTACTGTTAAGGTTGTGTCTGAATTAGAAAAAGTACCGCCTTCATTTATTGTTGTAGACACTGCCCCACTTGTAGTTCCTCCATATTGACCTGCACCAAAACCAGTACCTCCAACAGTGTTATCTAAACCTGTATTAATTTGATAAGCTGCACTAGAAACATTAATCGTAGCAGTTATATTTGAATTAGATGCAGAAGCATTTGCACTCATCTCAAAAGTTGTCCCGTCTGTAATTGAGGCTATAGTCGTTCCAGAAGGAATGCCAGTACCACTTATAGTTCCTCCTGCAATCAATGTTGCAGTTGAATCCATAGTAACTGTGGCATCTCCATTAGTTGTATCCACTGTTGCATCTGTAAAGGAGCCATTACCAGTATCAGATGAATTAGCTGTTACACTTAAAGTAATTTCATACTGACTAGAAGAAACAAATCTTGTTATTTGATGTTCTGCATTAAGTATAGCTGCCGTTACATTACCACCTAAACTCGAAGCACCTGAAAAAGTTACAAAATCATTAGCAATAGAACTATGCCCTGCGTCAGTTACAGTCACTATTTTAGAGTTATTTGTTGCTGAAAAAGTTACATCACCTGCGCCTGTAGTGCTTCTAACAGGGGTAATATCATTAAATGTTTGACCTTCTTCAATATAATATTTTAAATGACTTCCAATACCTAAAAAATCAGATCCATCTAATGCAACCCAGTTGTGCAGTCTTCTAGCTGACCCTTGATAAGTATTAGAACTATATTTAGACCATCCACCTAATTTTTCTGGATAACCATTTCTAAATCTAATTTTATCTCCATCAACATAACCATTTTCGTTGCTTAAAGAAGTTATGTCTCTGTTTATGCCCGGTTTAAATTTTAATGTTGTAAATGCCATTAATCTATTGCCCCATCTGAAGAACGAGTTCCAGTATACCCTTGTGTTGTAAGATCAACTGTTCCTGTTCCATTATTAAATTTAGCTAAAGCATACGGATGACTACTGCCATCATTACCAGAGACTGTCATTGTTATGTTGTAAGTGCCATCAGTTGAGTTTGATGTTGTCACAGTTTCCGTTCCATCAAATGGATCAGCACCACTCAACACACATGAAATATTTAAATTATTTGTAAAAACAAATTTTCTGTCATTGCCTGCTCTTTCAAATCTATACCACAATCTTCTTGATAGAGTTTGACCTGAACTTAGCCCACCAAAAACTAAAGTATGATCTCTTTCATTTTGAATGCCTGAATATCTGTTATGACCACTTGATTGTCCGCTAAAACCTAAATTTGGATATTGACCTGCACTTATGTTAGCATTTTCATGCATGCCCAAAGAGCTGACATCATTTGCAGCAAAATTTAAATTAAGTCTATAATTAAAAGATGAAGGAGAAGAGCTACTTTGTGATGTATCCCCTATAAAAAAAGAAGTTCCTCCACTAAAATTAAAATAATAACTACTAGGCCCCCTAAATATAGTAGAAGCACCTGAAGTGCTGCCACCAAGAGTTGTTGTGCCTGCATCTACATCTGTTCCCCTAACATTAATAGTAATTTGACTGCCTCCTTGAGGAACTGTCCTTGTTACATCAATATATTTTTCTACAGATATATCTGTATCTTCATTTGTAACAGCTATGGTAGATGAATCAGAATTAGTAAAAGTAGTAGTTCCTGTATGAGAAGAATCTGTTTGAGCTAACGTAGAGGTCTTTAATTTTGACTGCACATCACCAGACCCTTTTAGTTCTAAATTAATGCTTGAATTTTGTGTTAAAGGAGAACCATCTGTGTTAAATAAGGTTTTACCATCTGTATCTAATATAATTTTTTTATGAGCAGAATCATTATTCATGGTTAAGTTACCACTGATATTTTCG